CCCTGTGCATCAAACGCATAGGTGATCCCATTGGCGCGGAACTTGCCAATGGTTCCCGATGCCTCAATGAAGATCCCCGCCAGCGGCTCGCTAGGGATATTGCGAAACTCGGTGGTGATGGACTTGCCATTGGCCATCCCCGACAGGATCGCATGCACCACCTTGCCGTAGGTGTAGGCCGCAGCGCTGCTGGCACCATTGACAAACGTCATGCCGGTGTCATTGTCCCCGGCGCCATTAGCGGGCCTGAGGTAGCTGTCTGGGGCGTACTGCATGTCGTACTTGCCCGTGCTGCTAGCTTCGCCCTGGCCAAACTGCAACGTTACTAATTGAGGTACTGCCTCGCCCCTTGGGTCTGTTTTTTCTAGGCTGCTGTTAGTTGTTATGTCGTTTTGAATGTTGTCTAGCTTGTTATTTTGCTCGTCAACTTCTTTAGGTGGGACTGGAATTTGCCCGCGTCCTCTATTGAATACAGTTTCGCTGCCGCTGCAGACTAGCGTACTCATCCGATTAAACAGCGCTATGGTGCTAGCAACCCTGGCGGTATCGTTGAGTCTGCTAGCTATTTTCATTGTTGCCGAAGCAATCGTTTTACCCGACGACGTTGCCCCCCACGCTTGGTAGACGGTGGTTTTTTGTAGCGTTACATCAGATGCCTTATTTTCTGTTTTATTAACTACAGTTTTTCTTACTAAGAAGTTGTACTGGGCAATGTTGACACCGTTGTAGTTTTCAATAGCAAGCCCGCCCGCAAAGGCAATTAGTGGCTCGTATTCTTCTGTTACTTGCCGTGTTTCTACCGGGCCATCTTCTGTGATCTTGTAAGATTTGGAAACCCTTGTCGCTTTGACTTGCAACGCAAGGGGGTTGTAACCACTACCGCCCTCTCGCTTTGATTTCCATTCAGTTGGATTTACGGCAGCGCTGCAGGTAGTTGTATCCGATGTTTGAAAAGAAAGTACGTCTTGCTTTTGAATCTTGCCGTCCTTGTCCTTGTAGCTAATTGTGCTGTAAAAGCTCTGGTTTACCGACTCAGAAACAAAGCTAACGGAATCTTGAAAAGTTACCTTGGTGTTGCCAACTGTGCGTTGGTATTCAATTTCATATGTCTGTACGGGGCTGATGGTCTTTTGGTATGTCCAGTTCCTTGCGTAGCCTGATCCACCCTGTGGCGCATTTTGATCGTCGGTATTCCAGGTAACCGATTTGTCATCCGGGTTCTTGGGCTTGTAATTTGGTGGTGCCTCGACCGCCGTGTACTCAACCAGGATCTCATCTGGTGCCGCAGGATCACCGATCGGCTCCATCGTGATCAGGTCACTCATCGCCAGCAGTGGCCCCGTACTGGCTGGAGCCAGCACCTGTCGCAACCGCAGCGTTTCCGCTGCATCAATGAAGCCGTACAGGCCCGCCTCCCCCAGGATCCTGCTGGCTACTTCCAAATAGCCATCAGATAGGTCGATGCTGTCCATCGCCTTAGCACCCGTGATGGCAGGGTTGCCGCCCGCCTGGGTGATTCCACAACGGGTTAGGCAGGTGGCCACCACGGTGCTCAGGTGGCAGATGTTTGGAGTGGATCCTGCTGCTGTTGGCTCAACCGGCGTCCATTGCGGGTTTTCGTCGGCATAGAAAATCTCCGCCTTCACTAGGTCCCACTTCAGAGCCAGTAGGCACCCAACGGTCAGTGTGGTCTGGTTTTCGATCGGGTCGCTCTCCGCCTTAATCACCCGCAGTCGCCTGGGGAAACGTGTCAGGGTGCCCCCCGGCAGCCGTACCCCCAAGGTGATCTCGGTGCCCTTGGCTGGCTGGACGAGGCCGCTGATCACCACCTCCCCTTGCGTGCGCAGAAGTCCCACCCCAGGCTGCAGGGGATCGTCGGATAGCTGCCCACTAATCACAGGCCCCAGGTTGGTGAATACCTGGGCGCGAACATCGATGACCCCGGCAGGCATCAGGCAGTCCTCCGCTTGAGCTTCACGGTCACGATGTAGCGCTCGATCACCGCACCGCCGCTGACAATCTGGTCGCGCTCTAGTCCCATCTCACCCACGGGCCAGAAGTCGGTAGCTCCAGGACGTGCGGCGATAGTGGACGTGAACCACGCCTTTAGCGCAGTCCAGCCGGCGGAATTGGTGACCCCCCGGACGGTCCGCACCTCAGAGGCCACCAGGGGGCCCCGTGCCACGAACCCCCCGGTACTGGTGGGCTCCAGTGATGGGCCATCCTCGAAGCCCTCGGGTTGATCAAGCAGCGCCAGGGTGGTGCTCCCCAGGGTAATAGTGCCGTAGGCGGGCAGGAACGCATCACCCCCCAATCGAGCTTTCTCGTTCTGGCGAAGCACCACCGCCAACTGCTGCGCCGCGTCGATCAGGGTGAAATTGACCTTGACCCATGCCCCAGTCGTCTCGCCCGCTGGGGCCCCGGTGAACCAACACCCCAGGCCAGTGACGCTCCGGCCATGGGCGGCACAGGTGAGGGACACGGTGGCCCCTACCGCTCGACTGGCCAGGGTGGGTGCTTCCAGGATCTTGGCCGACTGCCAGGCGTCAAAAATGCTGCAGCACGTCACCCACTGCGCCGGCGTGCAGAGCCCCGCCACGGTGAAGCGCCGCGCCGTCAGTCCCTGCTCAGTTTCCGCTTCGGCATAACCGATCGGCTGCGCCTGCAGGTAGCGCAGGGTCAGGGTCGATGCGCCATAGCTGAGCTGGATGCTCACCAGGACACCCTCAACGAATCCGCTGCATCGTCTTCTGCAGCTTCAACGCGGACCCGTCCCCTGGAACCCCTACCGATACGTTCCATGCTTTGCGCCGCAGCTCAGCCACCTCCTGGCTCAGGTTTCCAACCGCCGCCGCCAGATGGGCCATTGCCGGATCGGATCCCACCCGCATCACGCCAGCACCGCCAAGGGCCCCGGATTCCTTCAGTCGGCTGGTCACGGCAGCAGGGATCACGGTGCCTTTTGATGGCGCCATCCAGAGGCTGTTTGCGGGTCGATTGATCAGGCTCAGCGCCCCCGATGCCGACAGGAACGACTCCTGCCCCAGGCTCATCCCGCTCGGGCCGTCGTTGATGCGGTAGGTCTGGCCGGCGTCCACCGGGCCACCCGTGAACCGTGCAGGGGGCAAGCCAGCGGCAGCATTCAGGCTGTTGTAGAACGACCTGGCGGCATCGGCAGCATTGCTCATGTTGCTGGCAAGCCCAGCGGTCTGGCTTCTGGCGGCACCCGTAGCCTTGGCGGCACCGTCAATGAATCCGCTGATCTCGAAGTAGCCCTTGCCGGTGTTCTTGACCTGCAACCCCGTCTCCCTGACCAGTCCCTGGAAGGTCTTTTGCTGGTCCAGATTAAGGTACAGCAAGTCCTGAAAGCTGTTGAACTGGTCCCTAGTGCCCTTGGTGGCCTTGAATGTGCCATCAGAAAACAGCGCCAGGTTCTTGGCGGCGGCTTCGGCCTTGATCTGGTTTTGCGCGGTTTCGTTGGTGACGCCAGCAATCAGCGACTCGATGGTTTGGGTCTTGCTGAGGATCTGGAGCTTAGAATCAGCAACCTGCAAGCCGATCTGGGCTTTTTGTAGCTCGATTTCTGCATTTTGTTGGGCCACTGCATCGCCTGCCAGGATGGCCGACTGTAGAATTAGCTCTTTTCCCCTTACCTCTAACCTTGCAGTGCTTGCCGTTGCGTTGGCCTCTTGTATCGCCTGTTCCTGTTGTAAAGACAACAAGGCCCTTTGCAGCTCTTGTTGCTGGAGTAGCGCGTTATACTTAAACGTCAAAGCGGCTCTATCGATCTCGTCACCTTGGCGCTTAATGGCGTTGATTTCGCTCTCACTGGCGCCACGCTTTTGAGCTTCCTGCAGCTCGTAGTTATTGCGATTACGGATAATACTAAAACGCGAATCCTCTAGGCCAATCAATGCCTGGCCTAGGTTGATGCCAGCCTGGCTAATTTTGACTTGGTTGTCAATTTGAGTTCTAGCCAGCCTGTTGTACGCTTCCTCAAGTTGCTGTGCATTCCTGTTGGCAACCTGATCTTCTAAGTTTTGGCTTCGCTTGTTGCCGAGAATTTCCGCTGCAGTTGCCTCTAGTTGTTTTTGCTTTGCATTAATTTGCGCTTGAGTTTGGTCCTGCTTGCCAAGTTCAGTGGTTAATTCCTTGTTGCCGCTGAGCAGCTTATCAAGGCCAGGTATTTTTGAAAGCTCGGAAAACCCCCGGAACGGGTCTAGCAGTTTTTGCAAATCGTTGCCGATGGGCGTTGCTAATGCTTTGCTGATGTTTGAGCCTGCTGCCTCCGCTAACTTTGCTGTAATAGATATAGCTTTAGCAAGGTCTGAAAATCGCTGTGATGCGCCAGGAAGTGCTGTATTGACAGTTCCGGCAAGGTTCTTGGTGGCATTGACAAGTTGGTTAAATCCACCGGCTATCGTTTCCGTTGCAATCTTGCTAGCTTCGGCAGCTTGCCCGCTTTTGTTATTTTGATTGTCTAGCTGCTCATTATACGTCTTGAGTTGGTCGTTAAGCAGTGGTTGTATCGCAGTTTGTGCTTCAACTGAACCTAGCAAGATGGCGATTTTATCGGCCGCCCCTCCAGTTTTGGCCTGAACGTCTGCAAGGAAACTGCCAAAGCCTTTGGCCTGCAGGGATGCCAGGTCAAAGCTAAGGCCTAGGCTTTTTGCCAGGGTCTTGGCCTCCTCGCTTGGCTTGAGGATTGAGGTAATCGCCTGGCGCACACCGGTAAATGTCTGCTCAACCGGGACACCTTTTAGGGTTGCTGTTGAGATCGCAGCGCTTAGTTCCTTAAAAGGTATCCCAGCGGCTGCGGCAATAGATGCAACATTCCCTATATTGTCACTTAATTGCCTAACAGTAATGACACCATCGTTTTGAGTTTGCACAAGGGTATCAACAATTCCCTGAGCGTCTTTTGAGGTCAAGCCATAGGCATTGATAATGCCTGAAACCGTTTTTGTAACATCGCCAAGCTCGGCAAATCCCCCCGTTGCACCTAGTACAGATGCCTTGAGAATATCAACGACTTCCGTTGTATCACTAAATCCACTTGAAACAATATCGTAAGATGATTTTAGAAGTTCACCTTGGCTTACGTTGTTACCCAGCTCGCTTGAAAGGTCAAGCAATGCCGAGCTTAATTCTTTAGAATTTGACCCCAGCGTGCGAACCGCTGCACCTGCATTGTCAAGCTCAAGAACAGCTTTGCCGACAAATGTAATCGCTTCATAAAGTCCCAGGAAGGCGGTTGCCTGCAGCGCAACACCTTTCACCGCCGCGCCAAAGGTGTTCATCGCCGTAGTGCCACCTGCCAAGGCGCTGTCTACTTGCCGCTGTGTTTGCGCGATTTCCCGCTGTGCAGCCGCAAATTCCTTAGACCCGATAGTTGCTTTCTCCAGGGTCTGGTTCAGCTCATTCAGCCGGCCACGCAGCCCGGTGATCGTCTGGTCGCTGCCGGCGAATCCTTGCTTAAACTGCTCCCCAGCCTGCTTGCCTTGCTGTCCGATCTGCCGCGAGGCATCGAGTACCCCCTTGACATCGGCCGTTACCTTGACAACCCACTCGTTTGCCATGTCAGCTTCCTGGGGTGACGACGTGCTGGGTGGGGTTGGTCCAGCTCAGGGCGTACTGATCGAGCACCCCAATACCACGGCCTGGGGGATC